GCCCCCTTCACCCGCGTCTTGAAGATCCACGACTGTCCTGTAACGTCCGCTCTAAGCATATACTCAAGCGGGAGGGTGTGGCAATCAGGCACGGGAGCCGGCAACACGATCCTCGCGGACGGGCCTGTGGTGGGCTCTTGCGCTTCTCCCTTGTGTACTTGGATATATGGTGGTAACACGGAATTGCGCCCGGTCGGCGGTGGCGGCGGGTCAACCATGCTCATACTTCCTCCTGTCGGTTGGGTGCGCTTTTCCGGTTTCTAACTTCCTCAGCGATATCTATCGCAACCCGTAACGCCGGGCTAACGGCGCCGGGTTCTTTTCCGGTAGTATCAATCATCGTTTGATCCTTTTCTTTTGCGCCCTTCAACGCGACGGCAATCTCGTCGTTTGAATAGCCCCGCCGTTTGAGCGAAGCCCACAACACCGTGAACACGATCACAGCCAGCTCTTCGCCGACCGCCCCCTTGCCTTGTCTAGCCGCCCACATCAAACGCAGCAAGCCCGCATCATATGGGCGTACGCGGAGCAACTGTTCGTATAGTCGGTGGTCTGGGTTGAGTAACGCCCCCCAAAACGCATTGGTAGACGCTGCGCCGAGTCGCGCGAAATAGGCTTCAATTGTAGTCATAGACACCCCAGGGTGCAATGTCGCGCACCCCGCCCTAGAAATTGCAAGCGCCAGGAAGGTCGCCGCGGGGCGCGCAACCCACCGAGAACATCACCGAATCCTAGTCTATGCAATAGCCTATGAGTATAAACCCGCCCCGGCGAGGGGGACACAACGCCAGGGCGGGGCGCGCGGCAGCCTCGGGGGGGAGTAACCAGACAGCCCCTATGGGAGACTATCCAATACCGCCACGCGCAAAACGGAAACTACAGATCCAAAAGAAGAGAGTCAAGGGCAGAGATACACCAAAAGAAAAGCGCCCCCCGCAAGGTCCAACCAACGGAGGGCGCTCTCACGCGCGGGGTCAGCTCTCCCACGCGCCACACAACTGCGTTACAGCATGTTGACGTCTATTATATTCTCGGGTGCTCCAAACCGGCAAGCGAATTGTTGCGACGAGGACGGCCGCCCACTGCAAATAGACAACCGGTATGCCCCGCCGCAATCTCTATGTATATCTACAATTGACCGATGTCAATAGTACCGGCTGGCAGTTCGCCGTTTTCATCGGGTAGATCCGGGGCCTCGTCGATTGACCGATTCAGCTCGGCGAGCCGCGCAGTGTATTCTTTCGCTAGTTGAGCGCGGAGGGGCGGGTCCGTTTTTTTGATTCCAGACCCCGCCATATCGGCAGACACCTCGGCAAGCTCGACAACGCTTTGAGCGGCAGCAATACGCAGACTCCACTTGACCCCCCGCGATGTGAGGTCATCAGTGGCGACTATCTCAGGTTCAGTCTCCACGCGGCTTTCCGCTTCTATCTCATCATGCATCGCTTCGAGCACCGTATAGTCACCCACGGTGTCGGCAATTTCTTCGGCAATCTTTAGCCCGCACAACGAATCCGCAAAAGAATCGCGGCCCGCGAAACCTCGAGCCCTCATCGCCAACATGCGCTGGCTATACTGGGACCAAGGCCCCTGGCCACCCCAAAGCTTCGCCCGCTTCGCATCGGCCACGCTGAACGTACGCACGATGGGCTTGTCAAATCCTTTGCGCACAATGCTACACGTCGCGACCATATCGTCGCCTTCGCCCTCAATAGTCTCATGCACCCCGCCGCAAAGCGGGTGCGCAAGTATGACCGCCAAGAACCCATCGCCATAAAGCGACGGCGTGCCCCGGATCATCGCCACCCACCGAAGCGAGGTCATCATTCCAAGGCCGGCCTCGGTGCCAACGATGACGGCTGCAATGGCCATTTCAGGCTTGCCCAAATACCGCTGCGGCACCATGCCCGACTTGACGATCCGCTCAACCAACCCCGTGGCCTCCGCGATGTTCTGTGGCACAAAGGCCCGCTGCCAAAGTTGCGCCGAGGTCTCTTCTTTGCGCGCGATGGTCAAAGCATGCTCAGTCATGAGGTAGCTCCAAGTCTCCATAGGCCAAAACAACCGCTGCCTTCAGCGCCGCCTGTCGCAGCAACCGTTCGCCGTTAGTGTGCCACGGGATTGAATCCCGCCAATGGTCCGCCATATCCGCGTCCGCGGTATACGGCTCGCCATCGCGCCACACCGTGCATGTAGCCGTGGCCCCATGCATCGTCTCATCGACGCCGCCAAAGTCGGGTTGCGAGCGCATCATAAGCTCGAGCCCCTCAGAGTTGAGAACCGGGCCATCCATTTGTCACCCCTTGCTGCGCGGGCCAAAGACCCGCAAGCCTAGCATCAACGCGGCCAGGATAGCCGCCGTCAATAACGTCTCAGTATCGCTCATTGTATCTCCCCACTAGCCACCGCGAAGGCGCCGAGTCAACTCTATTGTTGCCGACAGCAACTCGCCATGGATCCGCCGGGTCAGCATAAGCCCTACGTATAGGGCCTTGAGAGCAAAGAGTCGCCAGGCCCTACGCATCTCGGATTTTTCTAGCCGCCATCTTCGCACTAGTCCTTTTCGTCAATCCCCCGCGCCGGCCTATCTCCTGATAGACCCGCCGGATAGTAGCCGCGCCCGCGCCCTTTTTCACGACCTCTTTGACAAGCCGGGTGATGGTGGATTTGGGCAGCGTCAACTCGCCCACGATTTGCCCCATGGGGATCTCGAGTTCCTCACTCAAAGCCGCCACGCCGTGGGCCGTTGCTATACTTGTATGCTCTTCCTCAGTGATGCACAGTTCCCGCCCGTCGCCGATAGGCTGAGCACCATGCACCCTAACAGCCTCGCGCAACGCCGCCCGGTAGGCACCGAGCGCCTTCTCGAGCGCCACCGCCCTAGGATACAACGCCGCCAAATCCGCGGGGGCAAGAGCCCCGGGCCCATCCCTAAGCGCCACCGCCGAGCTACGTAGCCAGTCGTCGCGCGCGTCGCACCCAACCTGCCGCGGGCAATACTCACAAGCGGGGCCCGGGCCGTATGTGTCAGTTTGATTCCCGGCCGTTGCAATCTCGGACGCCAGTTCCTCAAGTTCGGTCGCGCCCCAATAGGTGACGTCGATCTCGCCGGTCCGGAGGTAAACGGCCACGGTCATGGCCCGCCCTTTAAACGGGCCAAACATGTGCGAGGCACAATGGGTATAGCCGCCCAATTGAGCCCGGCACGATAGGCCCCCGCGCGCCCCTTTCCAATCCAATATTGAGACACCACTAGCGGTGAGACTCAACACATCCGCGTGGCCCACAAGCGAGTCGGACTCGAGCGGTTGCTCGGCCCACGCTTCGGGAAAATACTTTTTGAGCTTGGCCCACGCCTTGACGCCTTGTAGGTACATCGCCCGTAACTGATCTAATTCGACCTTGTAGTACAATGCAATCGAGTCAAGATCCGGCTCGGCACCCACGACGTGGTAGCCAAGCGCCCCGTGGTAGGCATTGCCGAGCGACGCATAGGGCCCGCCCGACATATACCGGCGCACTAGCTCGGCGCCGCTAGCCGGGCACTCAATCAACCGCGGCAAACTACTGCAACGCAAGCGCCCCTCGGGCGGATTGTATTTCACGAGGACCTCCGATCTGGCTCAGGTGTACCGGTCAAGCAGTGTCTCATTTTCATCCACCCCCTCGCGCGTGATCTCCAAGCGCCGCATATGGCGCCACAATGTGCGCTCGGGTAGATTGAGCGCCCGCGCCGCGTGGCGCACAATGCCACACGATTCGGCGAGGGCGCGTTGAATCACCCGCCTTTCGGCGTCCTCCATTTCGTCGGCGTACCGCCCCTGTCTGGACATAGCGAGCCTCTCAATTCGCCAGCGGAGTCGGACCGCGGCGGATGCAAGGGTGATCAGAGTGTGTCGTTTATGACTATCCTGCCGTGTGTATGACATTCTGCCGTCTCCGTATTGACCTGCAATAGGTACATATTTTCAAACCAGACATCGTCGTATCGCGCCGTCAACCGGATCGAGTCCGGGAATTTGAGAGTGCAAGGTCCAAAAATGTTGTCAGTCTTGTAGTCGCCGATGACAAACTCCGCGCGCCAGGCAACGCGCTCGCCATCTTTGTCCGCGTCGATTGTGATGATATCCTCTTCGCCCGGTTGCACCGTACCCACGTACTCGGCCTCGGGTATCCGCACCCCCTCCCACGATATCCGATAATGGGCCGGTGCCCGCGTGTCGTTGCCCACGTAGATGTTGATCGAGTTGCAGCCAGCGATGGCCAGCGCCGCGATGACTCCCAATGCTCTCATGATGACCCCCTTGCATGGTGTTGCTATTGCAATCGTGCGCAGGCCTCGCGCGCCCGGGCTATCAGTCGGAGCTTCTCACCCTCCGTTACACTGAGTATATCGTCCCAATTGTGACCCCAGCAGATCCCGAAATCATAGGCCGCTTCATATAGATACACGGTGACCCAAGTCGACACACCGTCGCGGTCAAGGCCCACGTCAAGCCCGCCTATCCATTGCTCGTCGACAATGGCTTGCAGCTCGGCGATATCCTCAGGTCGATGCATTAGCTGCCTCGTGTGGGTCGGCGGTCGTTATGTACGCGTTGATATCGTCGCGGTCGGGCCCTGAGAGATATTGCCACCCCACCCATGACGCGGGGAAAATATCCTCAATATACTCTAGTTGCCCGGCCCCTAGGCCTAGCTCGCCAGCTAGCCGTAGGCGGTACAGCATAGCGTCGACTTGGACTGCGATGGCGAGTCTCCAATGGGCGCTAACCGCCTCGGCGCTGAGCCCGTTGGATAGCGCCTTGGCCGCCGTCAACGGCCCGATCGAGTCGGCGCCATAGCCCTCGGCCCTAACGATGGCGCGGGCGTAGGTATCCGCGGCCGCCCATGTGGCCAGCTCGGCGCGGACATCGCCGGTCATGCTGTCGAGGATGATCTGTGCCTCGGCGTGCTCGGTCATATCTGTCCCCTCATACTCTCGGGTTGCTATCCTATTGCCCCGTGGCCCCTAGCTGGCCGCGGACTCTCGCCAGATCCGGGGGTCGCGGTCATCCCAATAGTCCTCGCCCGCTGCCCACAGCTCGGCCTCGCGCTCGGTTAGGCGCACGTATCCGCGACCCGCCATGCTGGCCCCGGTCTCGTCGTATGTAGCCCAAGAGGTATCCGCGCCGCCCTCGCCTACCAGGATCAACCGACCGCCGCCCGTGCGATAGAGGCGCTCGTGACGGTAGCCGAAATCGGTCACATACAGGTCCTCGGTCTCGCTCTCGGCGATGCATTTGGTGCGCGGTGCCTCGGCGTCAAATCGTGTGCCCTCGATACGTGCGGTCATGGCGTGTCCCCTCGTGCTCTCGGGTTGCTATCCTATTGCCTGGCGGCGGGGGCCTAGCTGACGCCGGCGCCCGTCGTCGTCACACCGTAGCGAGCCAAGAATTTCCCCGCCGTCTCGGCCCCGATCGGGTACCGGTATGGGACGGCCATACTGTAGGGTGCGGCACAGTACATCCACCGGCCGTCGGTCATGAGCCAAAGAACCACTTCGCGGCCCTCGCGGTCGTCAACTGTGATGTCTCGCACAAAGCAATGTGCAATCTTGGCGTCGGTTGTCATGTCGTGTCCCCTTCGTGTTGCTGTTGCTACCATCTATATATAGTGTGCCAGATATGGCAGGGATATGCAAGCGGTAAATTGACAAATCGACAGTATCGCTATCCTATCGGCCCCGGGGGCGGGCGCCTACCAAGCGCCGAGGATCGAGGCCCAATCGGCGCCGAAGGTGATGCCCCTCTCGGCCGCGGCGAGATACAAAAAAACTGCTATCGAGGCTTCGCGGGCTTCGCGCGCGGGCCCGGTCGGGACAGTGTGGTGGATGGCCGCGCAAAGCTCGGATATGTTGTATATTACCGTGGCGCCAGCCGGGGTGCCGTCGGTGCCGTAGCAATCTCGGCAAATCGCTCGCACCTCGGAGGTCGATGTGGTCGGCGGGAAAATCCAATGGGCGCCGGTCCATCGAGCGTAGCGGGCCTCGGCCTTAGCGGCGAAGCGGTCGTTGCGGGGGCTAGTTACGAGTGTGTCGGCGCGGAGAGTAGTGATTGTGACTGTCATGCTGTGTCCCCTGTTGTTGTCTGTTGCTACCATCTACATAGAGCATGCCATAACTGACACACCATACACAAGCACAATCGACATCGCCGCGGCACAAATCGACAGCCGCCCTATACGCCCTCGATCCAGCGCCACCCGCTATCGACCTCACCCCAGGAGCCGTCAGTCGGGTCATACGTGGGCAGCTCGGGGCGCGGGGTGCATATGGGGCACATGCATTGCACCTGGGCCCACGCGCCCGCCACGCGCCGGTTGTCGCAGACGTCGCCGGCGTGGCAGCCAGGGCAGCCAAGGCAAGGGCTAGGGCCCGCGGTCAGGATGATACGCTCGATCTCAGTGCACTCGGCGCCGTCCATAACCTCGGAGGCGAGGGCCTCGGCGGCGTCGCGCGATTCGCAGGTGCGGGTGGCCGTCGTGGGCCTACCGGTGCCGTACTCAGCGCCGTGTATGGTCAGAGTCCATTGCGTAAGTGTGCGATTATAGGCAACTTGTGCACGATACAATATAGTGAGTATATCGCCATTGTGGGCCTCGGCCAGATCTGCCCAGTCGTCACCCCAGGTGACGCCGGCTCTCTCGGCCAGATCCACTAGATAGTCGGCAGCCTGACGGATCATGCCGTCGCGCGCGGGGCCCGCTGGCGTCTCGTCGCTAGGCTCGGCCACGATGTGGCGCTCTATCAGGTCCCACAGGTCAGAGTAGGATGCGGGTATGATGGTCGTCATGTCGTGCCCCTTGTTGCTGCGTGCCGTCATCATGATCTGAGTATGCCAGATATGGCACGCCGCGAATAGCACAATCGACAATAGGCGCGATACGATTGTATCGTTAGACGGCACGAAACTTGCAATCCTTATTATAGGACGGTCGTGTGACGCGCGGTCACTCGCCGTACAGCAGACGCCACAAACCCGCGTCAGATAAGGCTTTGCGGATAACCCTGCATTCCCTGCAAGCGCAGTTTTGCTGATGTCCCCGCCGCCTAAGCGCGCTGTGCCGCGCGGCTACCGCCTCCGATAAAGAGGTCCAGTTGCGCCGGCCCTCGCCGTTCGTGGGGGGCCGCAGGCCCAGGGCCTCTATTTGGGCTCGGTCGATGTCCCGGGCTAGCTGACTCTCGAGTAGACAGCTCGGGTCGCGGTAATGCTCGGCGTCTCTCGACAATGCGGACCCCCTTGAAAACATCTTGCACACGCACGATGGCGCGCAACAATTCGCGACACGGCGGCGGTGTCTCAGAGTGGAGTAGTTCTAGCTCGTCGAACGTCACTCGGCCCAATCAACGGTTACGTTGCTGACCGCGGCGTCCAATAGGTCGCTGAGGATTTGCTCGCGATTAGCCTCGAGGGTCTCGGTGACCTGTCGCAGGATCTCGGCCTTGGCCTGCTCGACATATGACTCCGTCATCTCTTGCACGCAGGCCTCGAGTTCGCGCCGCAAACAACGGGTGGCAATGGTTGGGAGTTCTAACGCCGCGCGCTTGGCGGCGAACTCGACCGCCTCGGCGGCGGGCTTGGTGAGGTCAATCATGAGGTCTCCCGTGTGGCTAGTTGATATGGATCCATAGCGCCGCGATGCCAACACAGATAGCCGCGCAAAGCCACATCGTGCGCGCCAACGCGCGGCGGCGGCGGCGGTCTTGTTCTACCGCGCGGGCGAATGCTGCCAGCTGTACACGTCTCCTATGATGCAACATTTGTAGCCTCACTGTTGACAACCTACCGGGCGCGTGCGACCTAGTCAATATGAGATCAAGCGATGGCCATGACCGCCTACGAGAATATGTCAAAGAAACAGGAATCACGCTAGCCGAGCTAGGGCGCCGTCTCGGCGTACAACGCCAGACGGTGTGCCATTGGGTACATGGACGAACGCGCCCGACGCTCGAGATAGCAGCGGAGCTTGAGGCGATGGTGGGGATACCTATAGGTGCATGGGTCGAGTTGACTGCAGATCAACCGACGCCATAGCAGACCAATAGGCTACAACCCGCGCGTGCAATTCATCGATGGATAGATGCCGGCCCGGGCACTCCTTATCGGGGTCCGCGCCTGGCAGCCCGTCGTGTCCCCAGATGACATCCTGTATCGGGCGGTCAACGCCGATCATGCGCTGGCCAAGGGCGGCACAGAGTTGTGTCAGACTGCCCCACTGCAATTCCGTTGGGAGCATGCTGCGGAAGTCCCCTATGCAGGCGACTCCGAGCGACGAGTGGTTAAACCGTCTAGCGTGGGCGCCGGTCTCCGAGAGCTGTAGGCACTGGTGAACATCACCGAAAGGCGTCACAACGTAGTGGTAGGGCATTTGCCCGCCTGTCCATTCGGGATTGTCCCGATACCAGATTGCAATCTCTACCGGGGTGTCGATATGTTCCACTCCAAACCGGTGTATTACCACCTGCCGCGGCTCTTCACCGCGCTCTCGCACGCGCCCGTCGGCGCACTCTCGGACCGAATTGATAATCCTCAAAAGCGTAACCTCACGCCGGCCAGCGCTCGCCAATCCCTTGTGGATTTGAAGCTGGCGTCTGCGAATAGATCAAGCCATCCGAGGCCATATGTCAAGCGGGCCTCGAGCGATGGTTCGAGCCTTTGGTCTACCGCGGCGAAGGCGGCTAGCTGGCCGCCGGTGGCTTTTCCAGATTAGCACTCAAGACCCGGGCTTGTGCCTCGGCGAACTTCGTTTTGGCTCGGGCGGATTGATAACCCAGGAGGGAGAGGATCTGGAGGGCGCCACCAACGCAGACGCCCGCGACCTGCGCCCACTCCGCATCCTGGTACATCGCGAGCATATGCATCGCCATACCTAGGATTTGGGCTAGCGCGGTAAGCCAAAATTCTGACGTCTTGATTCCTGGTTTCTCAGCCACTGGTTTGCCACTTTTCGTTGAAGCGTTGTTCTAGCCGGTCGAGGTTCTTCTCTATCGCATCTTGCGCCGCGCCCTGTTCTGCGTCACGCACTCGCGAATTCTCTCTGAGGTTGCGGAGTTCCAGGAGTTGTTCCCGCGCCAGATGTTCTAGGTTCTTCAACCTCTCCGACATCTGAAACGGGAGCATCTTAGCATAGCCGTTTTTGTGCTTGCCCCATAGCACCGAGACGGTTTTCAAAACACCCGCCCCTGCCACCGCTCCCACCGTCACGGCACTTATGAGATCCGACAGCAACGTCTCGGCCATGAATGGATCTTACCCGACCGCGTGACGGCGTCCAGTTGATTGCTACTCGACAATGCCCACTACACGTACGCCAGATCCGACAGGCAGATCCGCGGGCGCCGCCGTTTTCACGCCGGTGATGTTGCAGCAAAAGCCTGTATCAGACTTGCACGCGTAAACGCGGATGGACCGAAGCCCGCCCGGGGCGCCGTCCCATAGCCCTTGCTCTATAGCCCACAGCGCGACGCCAGAGGCTTGCTCTGCCGTGACGCTAACTGACGCACCTTGGTGGAGATAGATTAGATCCCCAGTGTCCGCACTCGCGACGATTGCCGCGGCGCTCCCAAACGCCAGGCCGAAGGCGGCCACAAACCAACGCACAACTTTCATCGCTTACCTCTTGTGTGTCTCAAGTCGGAACTAGTCGTGATCGCAAACCGACGTCGCCGAGTAGTCGAATTCGAACCGCTCCACGAGCGCCGCGCCAGAATAGGTGTCCGTCGACACATCGCGGTCGAGATGCACCATGATCGTGTCGTTCATCGCAAGCGGCTGATTGCCGCCTGTGGCAGGTATGGTCAGTTCTGATTCGTGCGTGTCGCCGTCTGCGCCAGCTCCCGACTGCGTATAGGTTACGGTTGCGCTGGCCTCGCTACCGTTATCGACGCCCTCCGTTCCCCACACGATGCTGCGATACGCGATGTCAAACTTGACCGTCTCGCCATCGGCCAACGCGTCTTCTTCTTCATTCGTCCAATATATCTTGAGTGTAACGTCGTCGCCGGATCCGCCCGCCCAACAATCGGCTAGCTCCATATCAACATGCACGCTCTCAGCATCGATGGCCAACAGTAACCCAGCGGCGCTGGCGTTCTCGCCGAACGACGGAGCCGTGGGTCCGAGGACCGCCGCCGAGGCCGCCACCGTAACCGAGCGGGTATATGCTGGCAGCGTCATGTTGCCCGCGCCTACTGTGACCGTGTGCGCAGTGTACTCCGATGGGGCGGCCGCGATGGCCAGGAGCCCGAAAGCAATAATGATGTTCCGTTGCATAATGATCTCCTGGTTAGTTACTCGTGGGCGCGACGAATGTCATGACGTGGGCCACCACCGTGATCACGCCAGAAGTGCAGTTGCCGCCAGCAAACGTCAACACCACTTCGGCCGCGGCCAGTTGCGGGTTTGCGACGTTGGCGGTGAAGTCCGCCGGACTCGTTGTCTCTCCCTGGGTCACGGTGGCTTGTGCCCCAAAGATATCCACGTCGACCCCATCGCCCGCCGTGAAGCTCGTGCTGCCGCCGAGGGCCGTGGTGATTCGAGTTGATACACCATAAAGGAATGCGCCGTCAGGTATCAGGCCGCTCGTCGTAAGGCTCGCATCATTGGTGCAAGTGAGCGCTTCGGCGCGATGGGTTATCGTGCTACTCGCCCCCTTGGCATCACCGTTGGCAGAGCCGTACACATCAACCGCGCCGTCAAAACTTGCGACACCGTCCACTTCTAGATCGGCGCCCACGATGACGTCGCCCACGCCACCGCCGTGGCCCGGGGAGCTGTCTGTGCCGAGGGTCAAGGCTTCTGCCAGGCTGAGAATGTACCCTGTGCCCTGCATAGCGAGGTCACGGTCACCGCCGATCTTGACCGATGTTGTAATGATATCCATAAGCCCAACGCCGCCCACGTGGAAGCGAAGCTCGTTATCCCCCGAGGCTCGAAGGGTCGTGTTGCAATCTTGGTCAAAACACAACGGGGCTTCCTGGGCCAGGCGAACGTAGCTAGTCACGCTTTGGACGAAACTCGTGCATGTGCCATCCGACCGCGCCAGGTCGATATCATGCGCGCCGAGCCCGGGCACGATGCCAACAATGGGGCCAACGGCCGTGGCACTGATGTTGGACACCGCGTTGATGGCGCTGGCAAGAGATGTGGCGGTGGTATCGTTGTCCGGCGACGCGGTCCATTGGCTGCCCTCCGTTAACACCGACGTCGCAGACCCATTCACCACGATGGTTACAGTGTCTGTGCTGCACTGAGAATAATCCAAAACTGTGTAGATCCGTTGACCGATACCACTGTCTAACCATAGGTCGCCGCCCGATGCGTTGCCACCTGTGGCGAACGGCCAAGCGTCGGCTGCCCTTATGGTGAGGTCCGGCGGTAGGGAGTCGCTTGTCGGTGCATCCCTATACACGTTGACCGCCTCGTGGATATCCGCGCCGCCCATGTCGAGCGTTTTGCTGGCTATGATTTCTTCCACCGCGGCCGTTGCGTCAAGTCGGAGGTACTCCGTTGACGCCGCGTTCTCCACGACCTTCAGTCGCATGATGCCGCGCTCACTGCCCGCGGCTTCGCCCGATGACGCGATTTCCGCTGCGAGATTCGCATACGTCGTGTCTCCGCTGCCGTCGTCTTCGCCGTTCATGTTGAGCTGGGCAACGACGTCGCCGCCGGTTGGGCTCGATGAATCCTGGTGGAGTGTCAGATTGACACCGCTGGCCGTGTTCTGGACTGACGTGAAGCGCATACCCCCGCCGGCAGTGGTTGTGCTCACGTGCAAGGGATAGTTGGCGTCGGCGGTAAATCCGTCTGTGCCAACTCGCAACACATTCGCGAATGCATTATGGAACGGGCTTGCTGACGTGCCGAAGTCGGCGCCGGCGGTTGCAATGTTGCCGCTACTGTCGACCGACATCAATGTCGAGTCGGCTACCTGCAGGTCCAGCAGCAACGTTGCGCCGGAGCCTGTAGACGTTTCCGTCATGTCGACTTCAAGCCCGGTGTAAGCGGACGTGCCGGACTGAGCAACTTCGCCGCGGACAGCGAGGAACGACTGTGAGCCGCTAGAAGCCGTCATCTCGGCGTCTGCGTGGGAGTCGATTGTGACGACGTCGCCGCTAGATGCATCCGCGCCTTGCTGGGCAACAAGAGTGGTGTAGTTTAGGGCCAGTTGGGTTGAATCCGCGGTCACCGAGTCCGCGGCCAGGTCACCGCCGTTGGTGAGATTGCCCTCGGAAAGATCGATTGCGCCCGAAGCTAGGCCGATGGCGCCTGCGTCAATAAGGGTCACGCCCGTTGTTGACGAAAGGCCGATGGTGTCCGCGACTGAACCAAGGTCAATAGCTAGGGCTTCGCCCTGGCTGCCGACATCCGTCATCACCCACTGATTATCGGTGCTATTGGCGAATAGCTCGCCATTCGCTCCCGTGATCGCTCCGGAAAGCGTTACCACGCCTGCGTTTGACACCGAGTACTTACTTGAGTCGGCCACCTGCAAGTCGAGTAGCAAGTTGGAACCTGACCCAGTTGACGTCTCGGTGACGTCAACTTCGATGGCCGAATATGAAGCGCTGCCGGTTTGCTCAATTTCTGGGTTCACGAAAAGATAGACCTGCGCCGTGCTGGAAGCGGTTAGCTCGGCATCGGCATGCGAGTCCATCGTGATGACGTTGCCGCTTGCCGCGTCAAGACTCTGTTGCAAAACAAGTGTCGATGAATTGGTGGTGATCGAGGTGCCGGCCGAAGTCAGAGAGTCAAGCTCCACATCTCCGACCGATGTGGCGTTCCCGCTTGAGAGGTCAATCGAGCCGCTTGCAAGACCGAGAGCGCCCCAATCCCAAAGCGTGACGCCGGTGCTAGTCCCGATACCCACGGTGTTTGCGGAGCTTTCCAAATCGAAACTTGCGTTCTCATTATTGGATCCGCCCACGCCGGTCAGAACGACTACTCCGTCGCCAGCGTTGGTGATGGTCTCGGCGCTCGTTAGCTCGATTCCGCCGTCGGCATATAGGACGCCGTCCACTTCCACCGCGCCTTCGCAGGCGAGCACCGGGCTATGCCCGAAGGAATAGGTGCCATCGCCTATGTGGACCTCGCTGTCAGTGACGTCGACAACGCCTGTCCCATTTGGAGTCAGGTCCAAATCACCGTCTGAGGTCGTGACTATGGCGCCGCCCGACTCGAGGGTGATGTTGCCTGAGAGACTTGCGGCCGCGGCGGCGATGTTGATTGCGCCGCTGTCTATGACTGCCACGCCGGTCGAACTCGAGAGCATCACGCTGTCGGCGGTCTCCAAATCGATGGCGAGGTCTTCATTGTTGCTGCCACCAGATCCGGCCACCGTCCAAGATCCGTCGGGCGTATTCTGTAACGTCTCGGAATTCTCTCCGACGATGGCCGCTGTAACCGAGACGGTGCCCGCGTTGGTGACCGTGAACTTGCTTCCAGCGCCCACGCCGAGGTCGAGCAAGTAGCTTGTGCCCGGGGAAGCCGTGTCTGTCTGGCGAACACGGATGCCATAATCATCGCCCGACGACGCCTTGTTCACCGTGTACTGAATATCGAGCGAGACCTCGTCTCCGCTGGCCGCGTTGAGTGTGGCACTTTGAATCATCTCGGCGTCGAAGTCGCGGAGCCCGTTGATACGGCCTATCTCGACGAACGTATCCGTGGCCGTGGTGATGAGGACTAGCACCGGGTTGCCTGCCCCTTGATCCTCAGACGACCATGCTCGGGAAAGGGTGAAGTTACTGGCGTCTGCGATGGTGGTGAGGTTGGATCCGCCGAGGGCGTCTTGACCAATGAGGTACAAAATTTGCCCGGGCAGTGCCCCATCAAAAGTCGTGATGGCGATGTCGCCACTGTTGGTGGCTGTTAGGAGGATATTGCCGCCATCGTTAGTGCTACATCCGCTTGGCACCGCGACCTCTGGAGAAATATCGTCCGCCGCGAGTTGGATGATGCAATTGGTTTCTGCGCCGGTCCAAGAATAAAGCCCGGAAAGCACCGAGCTACCAGCGTCCTTTGGGTTAACTCTGGATACGCCCGCGCTACCCATGACTAGGGCCGCGCAAAGCAAAACGGTACACGTCTTGAGTAGTCGCATTGTGAAACTCCTAAAGGCTCGGGACCCAGTTCAGGCGCGCGCTTACAGTGATCTTGTCATTGGCGTCGGGCGACCCGCTGGCCGTCATGGCGTTGAGCCTGAGCCGTAGATAGTTGATCGGGATGGTGTAGGTGATTCGATCCGAGGCGGCCGTCAAATGGATGAACGGATCCGCTGTCAGGGAAATCCCGGTGCCCGCTACCACCGACTCCGTCACGACGCGGTACCAGTCCGTTGCCCCGGTGCAATCGGTTGACGCGTGGCCCTCGTAGCAAGTCTCGAGGTAGAAACTGTACCCAGTGCCGGCGCTTTGGGTATAGAGGATCTCGAGAGTCAGGAAGTTGTACCCCTGTACTTTGATGCCTCTAGTACTGCCGCAAATCACCGCACTGTTTATTGATGCGACACTGCAGTTGGTCATGGCGCCGAGTTCGATCCAGTCAGACCAGGAGCCTTGCTTGTGATCTGTCTGGGCATGGGCGAGCGAAGCGCAAAGCATCGCTGCCAAGAATGCAAATGGTCTCATGTCAGAATCCTCCTAGTTGCACGATGTGCAGTGATGTTGCGTCAACTCCAGATGTCAGATCTTGGGCACCCGCCGAAGCGTGTTTCACTTCGAGGGTGACCGTGTCGCCGATTGCTAGCTCAACTTCGCCCGAGTCTACTTCGTTCGTATCAACCGTCCAAGCGTTCGTTCCGAGCGCGGGGGGGCCGTACTTCCAGGGGCTCCCGCCGAGGGTAAGGCGCGCGGCCGTCATGGCCGCCGCGTCTTGATTGTCCCATACCGCGCGGCCGATGATGCGGTAACGCGCCGTATACGGCGCCGTCCAAGTGTAAGTCCCCACGGCGAAAGCGGCCGCGGTGTCAATCGTCTCGGTGTCGAGTTCGACTTGGTCCCATGCGCCTGTGCCTATCGTCTGATCTCCACTGAGATACGTCTGTACCTCTTCGACGTGTGGCACGATGACACATGAATCTACGAGAATATCGTGCCCATCGTTGGATCCGCCGCCACCGCCGACCCGCTTCTTGCCTATGCGCGCGGCCATGAACGCCGTCGTGGTGGGTGGGATGAACGCTTTCTCTACCAGATACCAGCCCGCGGCGCCGATGAGTTGCTGGCGCTGGCCCCCTGTGAGGGTCCAATCGGTGCCGCTCGCCTTGCCGCTTAGGGTGCAATGGTTGAAGGCAGAAATCAGCGCCTCGTCTTTGTCATAGTAAACGGCCGCGAAGCGCATATCCACGTCTGACGCGTCGCCGCTCGGACGCTTCACGATGGCGCGTAGCAAATAGACACGCCCCTCGCGCAACGGCACCTTGTCACTCGTGATGTGCGTCGTGTGGTCGCCGCCTGGGTCAGTCGGCTCGCCTTCGAACTTGAGGCTATTGGCGCCGGTGATGGCGTCGGTCGTGTCGAGATATATGTTCCCCACCCCCGTCGCCGACCAACTGCCAGCTGAAACCGTCCAGTTGTCAGGCGGCACGGCGGCCGAAGATTGCTGGCCGAATTCCGAATTCGGGATCGGTGTCGACATATTGGACGATAGGTCGATGTCGCCGGTTGATACCTTGCTGACTTCCTGCGCCGAGGATATCGCTTCGGTGGAAACGTTGCCAGAATCATCGATGATTTTCAGCTTTGTGTAGTACGTCTCGCCGGGGATAAGGCCGCCGATTTCAAAGCGGGTCTGCTTACCCCGCGCTACCAGGTCTACCGGATCAACGTTCGTGTCGCAGTAGCACTCGGTGTATCGCCAGTCGGGCACCGGGGGCGTCGCGGAGCGCGGGTCAGCATAGGTCACGATGACCGTGCCTATATTTGACGCAGTCGCAACCGAGGTGGGCGCCACGTCACTATAGTTGTCGGACGCCGTGGCAAGCCCGGGGCGGGCGTCACTTTCAAGCCAGCGGTCGGTTCCTCCCGAGGGGACGCCGCGGCACGTCAGTATCGTGCGCGCTTTGCCATCTCCGAAGCGGTGTTCTATTCCGACAACCGCGAGGTCTTGATTCGAATCGTAGAGATGATTGGCCGCAAACCGATAATAATCCCCGAGCATTGCCGCGAAGAAAAACGGCATCTCCGCGCCGTGGCTTATCAACGGCTCTTCGAGGTCCGAAAGGATAGAATCGCCCATCACCGTGGCCTCGGCGAGGCTATCAATATTCGAGGTGCTCGATTCCGTTATTTGGCAATAGCGGACACCATACTTTGTCTGCGTCGATGACCCCGCCGATGGCGCGCTATAGGTTAGCGGCGGGCCCGACGGCGACGTGCGATAAATGATGTCGATCTTATTGCGGACATCGCGACGACTCACCGAGGCTTGTGTGATCGCGAAGTAGTCATCTAGCCCGAACGTGCGAACGATGCCGCCTGCGCGAGCTGGCTCGTAGAGAGTCAACTCGTAATCAGATGAGATGTTGCTCCACCGATAGCGGACATCCCAACCTATCTGACCCGTGAGTTTGCGGATAGCAGACATGATAGGCTCTTTGACTTGCTTGTACTCGAGCAGGCTCCAACTCGGCGTGCCGACGGTGGTGAGTGTGTGGCTACTTGCCCAATCTCCCAGGATGTCGTCGATCACATCTTCGAGCGCCTTGCCGCCGCCGGATCCATACTTGGTCACGTCTTGGATGAACGCGTCTTGCAGCCCGCCGCCGAGGTCGCGCGCGCGAACGGTGATGCGGGATTTGTTTCCCGAGCCGATGTCCACATCGTCGATGGTGCCGATGAACGATAGCGTATAGTCGGATGGGTACTGAGGTACCAACCCCTCGGGCAACGTCGCGGTGAAGATGCGCATGTTTGTGGCGATGGCCAACACTGAGCCGCTTACCAACGGCGACAGGCTATCGGACCCGCGCTCGCGCCAAAACTGAACCGTGGCCGTGGCCGTCGGCCCGTCGATGGTCTCGCTTATGGTCGCGCTGATAACCCAATCGTGGCTATTCCAGCTACCCATATCGATGTAGCCACTGCTATATAGCTCGACGCGGAGATGGTCGGTCCTCGCGGGGGCAGCCAGGTAGGCTTCTCTTGTGGCGCTTATGGTTTTCATGGTTCGATCAGTTTGAACGAAACGCTACGTGACGCGTTATCCCACGCGTTGCTTTGCACCGCGGGCTCATGGTTGATTGATATCTCGGCGGCGAACACGTCCAGACTTGAGCCGGTATCGAGAAAGTCGCCCGTTGCTGTGAGCTTTGGGATCGGGCCGAACTTGGAATTGGCTGCCACCGCCGCAATCATGTTTGCCGACCAAGGGTATGGGCACATCGTTAGCTCGTCGATTATCCCCCCATGTTGTTGCCCGCCGCCCCCTATCTGACCATTGTTGCCGAGCCAGAACGAATCGAATTGAGTAGCGTCAGGGCCGGTATTCGACCGCCCTTGGGCTAGCACCCCATCGAAGTAGAGCGCCATTTTATACCCATCCGCGAGGGGCTTCGTTCTTCTCACGATGGTACACATTTTTATCGTGCCGCCGGTAACCGCGCTACCGCCATCGTCCCAGTCTGTCCCTAGCGCGCGTTGCAGGGTCGAGACACCAGATCCACCGCTTCGGTATCCAGCGTAGAGGACCCCAGTTTGGACGCGCATTCTTAGTGTTTCGTTCCATGCCGGACTATCCTGCGCAAAAAGCAGGTCCATCGTTTGCGACGTAAAGGTCGTTGACGGCACCGACGCAAACAGGTTGATCGTGAAGTCTTGTGTAAACTGATCGAAAAACGTTGCGTCATCAAACGCGATCACATCCGGCGAAGCGCGCGACGTGCCGCCCGCCATCCAAGCGGTATGCGGCCAATCAATCGTGGCGGTGCTAAGTGTCTCGAGTTGCAAGCCGTCAACGTAGAACGTCACGTTGCTATCGGCCACCGACTCCGTTACCCGTACTCGGAGATCGGTCGTCGCGGCTCGGAGCCAGGGGCCCACGCGGATACGATGCCACTTCCCCGCCTCCAAAGAATAGACGCTACCGCCCGCGGCCTGGACGGCGTCGGCGTCATACATATCGATGGTGACCGAGATGGCCGCCGTGGCCTTGACGTATGCGCTCGCGAGACAATAGTAGGCGATGCCCGTCGTGATGCCGTCAGTTTCTACGCCCCCGGCTATCGAGTTGACCGCGCCGCTTGTCACGACTTTGAGGGACTTGGTGCCTGTCCAATAGTGAGTCGCATCTTGCGTCAGGGCTGCGCCGTCGATCGCGGTAAAGCCCGTTGTGTCGGTCTCTACGCTGGCTTGATTGGCGCTTAGCACGTTGACGCTTGCGGGGTCGACTTGAATCCCTTTGCCGTTTGCCGCGCCGTTGACTACCTCGGCGCCGTCGGCTGCCGTGCCAACCATGACTGAGTAGGTGCCGCCCGCGTCTATGTTGTAGCTATTCGACGAGGTCAGAGTCTCGTCGTCGAAACTCCAATGGTGACCTAGCCCGCGGAGCATATGCGCCAGGGCGTTGGCGTCATCGGCGGGCATGGGTGATGTGCGAGCCGTCCATTCGCGCTTGGTATACCGGTCATACGCCATCCATTCGCCGCCATGCACGCGACCCCGGTCGCCTACGCGTAGCGTATTGCGACTGAACTCCACCGTGGGGATGGCCCAACCGTTGAGGCTCAAAAACGCCACTAGAGTTCCCTCAGCGAAAACGTTAGGACGCGCATGTCGTTATCCCAGGCGCCTCCGGAGTAGGCTTGCGCGTAGACCTCGGAGATAGTCTCGCCGATGACGGTGATGTCGTCTGACTCTCCCGAGACCACGTCGCCTGCAAGTGTGATGACGTTGGTGAGATCTAGCACGAGGTCTCTGATAGTCACCGCAGTGGCCGAGGGGATTGTCTTTGTGCGCACCCGCCAGAGTCGCTTGAATCCTTTGCGGTATAGGCGCAGGCTGCCGTCGAACGCGCGCTCGCCCTCGCCGAGGGATTGCACTTCGACGTCAAGTTGATCGATGGGTATCGTTGTCCCGTCCAAAGTCATCGCCGCCATTACGCCACCGACACCGCGGCGCCAGCGCCACGGCCCGCGAAGCTGGATCCGGAGTTCGCGAAGATGTCGCGCTTCATCGCTTGTTTGAACTCACTGTAGATTTTCTCAGGGTCGTTGACTCCGCTGATGTTGACTTGGCCGATATTCACACCACCTCTTGCCTCGGCAGACAGGCCCCCGCCCGCGCCGCCCGCCCCGCCCGCCCCGCCTGTCCCTGGGACATCGGGGCCACCCGCGGCAAGTTGCGCGTTTTGTGCATTGTATCGCGCTGCGACAACCTTGAAGCCCGCGGGCACGTTCAGTAGCTTCTCGCCGGTCTCGGACAGTTGGTCGGATGCCTTGTCCGCACTGTCGTTTAGGGTTGAGACGTCCGGAGTCACCTCTTCGCCGGTCATGATGGCTAGTTTCATGACTTGCTTATGGAGGCTCTTGCCGATGCCGGGGATTTTCTTGACGAAGCGGGCGATGGCGACAACGATGTTGTTGAAGCCCTTGGTAAGAAGCGTCGTCACCTCGGTGATCCTCGAAGTGAAGCCTTCCACTACGGCACCGAATGGAACCAGCATCGACGTCATGGAAAAGAACGCCGTGGCGATACCCGTCACGACGTTGCTAAGGCTAATCAACGAGGTGAATAGCGGGCCGATACCCACCAACAGGGCATCTATGGTCCTAACGGCCGAGCCGATTGAAGTGTTCAGGGCGGCGATGATTTCACCGAATGTCTCGGTCTTCATAAGCAGCGCGACGATGGCGGCGATGGCGATGCCGATTGGGCCGGCCTGTGCCCCCTGCATGGCGGCGCTCAGGATCTCGCTTGACTCTCCGAGGCCCGACGACACCGTGTTCGCGGCGTCTCCAAAGGCGGTCGAGAGTTGCTCCGATTTCTCGGCGGCCTTGTTCCGAAGCGATGCCAACACCGGGGCGAAGTCGATGTCGCCCACAGCCGCTGCCCCGCCGCCCTTGGCCGCGGCCGTGGGCCCCTTGCCGGGCCTGGCCCCGCGGGTAAAGGCCCTTACCGTTTGCCTTACTGCGGTTCGCAAATCGCCGAGCACTTCACCAATGCCCGAATTCTTGACCGCGTCGGTGATTAGCCGCTGGCCCTCTTCGCCCGCTTCCACGATGCTGGCGAGACCCTCTTTGAAGTCGTTTGCCGCGTCTTCTAGCGTCGGACCGATGGCGGCTTCGAACGCCTTTACCCGTTTGAAGATTTGCTCTGGGGTTTCGCCCTTGAGCATTCCCATGACAACGGCGAGCGCCTCGACCGCGTTGGAGGCAAAGCCTCCGATTTGCTTTTGAACCCAATCGAGCGCCTCGGGGATAGCCTCTCGGATCGACGACGCCAGGCCCTTCACTTGGTCCTTCATCCCGAACAGGCCAGCGTCCCAAGCCTTGCTGACAGCGCCGACCAATACGACGGTGCCTACCAACCCGGCGGCGACCGCCGCGAACGGTAGGGCTAAGCGGAATAGCCCGCCGGCCAGGGAGGTCGTCGATTTGAGTAGACCCTTTAGCGATGCACCCAGGCCCGCGCTCGCGACAGACGACGCCGCGGCCAGAACCTTGAAGACCGGCAACACCTTATTGACGGCCAGGAAGGCCAGGCCCACACCGGTCGCCTTGAGGGCCACCTTCCCTAGCTCTACGGCCGAAGCCTTCGCCTCCGGAGTAATGCGCTTGAACATCTCTCCGAAGTGCTCAACAACGGCGCCGGCGCCCTTCGCGGCTAGCTTTAGTTCGCCGAAGAAATCCATCACCGGCGTTCTGACTAGCCTCCCGACGGCCTCGAGCACATCCCCGGCGGCGCCCTTGAATTGTTCCATTGCCCCGCCGGCAGTGTTGGCCAGGGCCTTGGCCGCGTCGCCGGTGTTGCGGTGCAAGATGTCCATCGCCATGGCGACCCGCGTGGCTTGGTCACCTGCGTTAAATGCTTTTTTCTCCGCTTCGGATAACGCTATGCCCCAATCGGTAAACGCGCCCGCGCCGATAGCGACGACCTTGCCAACACCGATAGCGGCTTCCTTTAGGTCGCGGCCGGTGAAGGCTGCAAGGTTTTGCACCGCAGGTATCAGGCCTTTGATCTGATCTTCGGTCATGGCGAACGACGCCAGCATGGCGGCGCTTTCAAGCGTCACTTCGTCGCCGAACGTCGTCACCTCTTGAAGGGCGGAGGCGTAAGCCTTCAACCCCGAGATGTCCGTTGACTGACCGGTCGCCTTGAGGGCGCCCTTCAATCGGATCTCGGCTTCCTCTTGCTTTTGGGCCGCGGCGGTGGCGATACCTATGGCGCCGCCGACGGCGACAAACGCCGTCGTGGCTGCCACGGTGAAACCGCTGATAGCCGATTGCGCCGAACCGAGCGCGCTTTCAAGCGACCTGGCGTCAGCTGTTAGCTTTACGTTTAGCTCGCCAACGTTAGTCGCCATCTTTACCCCTCGCGCCGAGGTGACCCTTGGCCGCGGCCTTGGACATACCCAATAAGCTCGTGCTCTTGTTCAATAAGCTCGCGGGCTTGACGGGTCGCTTTGTCCAACAGCTCATAATGTTTGCCGCGTGCCAGGCTAGTACCTCTAGGCGCCTATTCTCTCGCTTGCGCCACGCCGTCAGATACCAACCTAGCTCCTGTTGAGTCAGACCCCAAAACTGTTCGAGGGTAAGGCCTGCCTCTAAGGCGAGCAAGAGTAACGGTTCTACTCCGTCGTCTCGCTCGCCACTTTTTTTCCCTCGGTCTCGCCCCCTAGGCCGCGCGTCAACAGCTCGGTATAGTAGGGCATTAGAGGCATCTCCATTAGGTCTAGCAGTTGATCTATGGGGACCACGTTTCCACCGGCGCGGAGCGCTGCCTCGAAAACTGTCGCGATGTCCGTTTCCGTTATGTCGCTTCCAACCTCGGCGAGGTAGGTTTGCACCGGTTTCCCAAACGCTTCGCGGATCTCTTTGAGGGCACGAAAACTGAAGCGCAGATTGTATTCTTCCGCGCCTAGCTTGATCTTGATGTCGCTGGCCACTGGTAAACTCCTATTAGGATTGCGCCGACATCGTCGGCGTGCCGGTCAGCTGGATATCCATGCTCAGCTCAGCTGCCCCATCCTGGGCTTGGGTTTCTTCTAGGCTCGTGATGATGCCCTGGGAGACCCATTGCATAAGGGTCGACGTCGAACCGCCCGGGCGCCAGCGGTAGTATATCGTCGTTGACGCATGGTTGGACGTCCAAATGATATCTTGACCGGCATCCGCCTCATCATAATTCATTGTTGCCGATAGCGTCATCGTGCGGTTGCCGGAAAGAAATTGCTGCCAACCGGCCGAGTCAAAATCGGTCACCTCGATCGTGGCGCCACTGAAACTCATAGAAACGTCTTTGACCCCGCCGACCGCCGTATACGACGAGCCCGCAACCGATACCTGCAAGACGCCAGATCTACCCTTCACGTCAGTCATGACTAGCTCCTTTGATACTGTACAACGGCAATGGTGATGCTCGTGGTGTACGCGTGGGTTACCGTTACAAGCCCGCCGCCGTTATTCCAAAGGCGGGTCGGGAACGGCCCGGCCGTTGATTGCTCGGCATTTGCCGTAGTGATCGTGAGATCTCCGGTGCGGCCATACTCATCTGCAACGCTAACAACGACGGAGTCGCGAGGGCTGCCGTCGCCGTTTTTGATGATGATCAACTCGCGACCGCTATTGACAAACGTATCAGAAGCGGACACGGCCGTGAACGAAATGTCTTGAAGCTCCCCGCCGTGCGGGCCAATGGTTTCCACCGTCAAGGCTGCCATGGGTAAATCTCCTGTGGCGCGTCGGGATTAGCCTGCGGCGCCTCTTGGGGTTCTGACGTCACTTAGACTTTCGAGAACCTGACAACGGCCACCGTCATCAGAGTAAAGTCTGCGTGAGTTATGGTGCAAAGGCCGGCGGCTGAGTTCCAGAGATGGGGGGGGAACGGGCCGGCGACGGATATTCTTGCGTTCGTCGTTGTCACCGTTAGATCTCCGGTGCGACCATACTCATTAGCGACACTGACGAATACTGAGTCAAGCGGGCCACTATGGCCGTTGTCGATAATCACGAGTTCGTTGCCGGTATTGGTCCACGTATCCGAGGCCGAGGCTTGGGTAAATGTAGCGTTTTGAAGCTCACCGCCGTGGGGCGAATCAATAACTTGCACCGTAAAGGCCGCCATGACTAGTCCTCCTCGGGCGCGTCGGGATCAACCTGCGGCGCCTCTTTTGGTTCTGATTCTGATTCTGGCGGGGCCACGGTTACGGCGGCCGCCGCCGGCGGATCCATGGCCATCCATTCTCGCGCCAGATCTTCGGCGACTTCGAAGTCGAACCCGGCGTGGTAGATGGTCGCGCCAGATTTGCCTTTGGGAACGCGCTGGCCGATGTACATATGCACGAGCATCGTCACTCCTTTATGATCATGGTCGCCGGCAGTGACCATTCGTGATGCCCCTCGGCGTCTTGCCCGAGGTAGTTCGGATCTGAGGTCGTCACCAACACATCGAAATAACCCGCTATTGACGCATAATGAATCGCGTCGCGGATGGACCGCGCCAGGGTTAGCCCGCCGTCATAGTCATTTTTGTTTCGACGCACCCGGATCTGAATCGAGAACTGTCGCCACGCGTTGGTCTCTCCGAGGAACGCTTCTGGCGCGGGCCCGCCGGTCGTGAGAACGAACGCGCAATTATGCGGGATGTACGCGGAGGGTGGGCGTACCGGTCCCTCGAAAATGTTCGTGTTATAGGTGAGCGCGGCCACGTTCGTTCCGATATAGCTCGCGATAGTTGCGGCGGGGGTACTCATGCGTTCGGCTTTGTTGGCGCGCCGCCGCCGATGATGCCCATGCCTACCTTGGCCCGCAGGTTCTTCTTAACGAGCTTGGCAAACTTGCGCTTGAATCCGGAAAGAACCTCGTCGAAGGAACTCTTGAGATATAGCGGGCCGCCAACCTTGTGGAACACTTCGACGCGCTCATGCACCGGGACCGCATAGTCGGTGCCAAAGCCTATCTCGACGACGGGCCGCGGCATACCGGTTGGCGGGGCCACATAGTGGGAACGTCTCAACGTGTTGGTGTCGACCGGGACACGCTTCGTCGCCTTGCTGTCAACCATGAGGCCTAGCTGATATAGCGCGGCAGCCACCGCGCCGTTGTACCCAAGGTGTTGCTTCCTGAGGTTCTTCGCGACCTTATCGCCGCCCTCGACTTTGACCTTGATGCCCACTAGCAGATGACCTCGTAGAGTGTGCCACCGCCGGGCAATGAGGCTTTCTTGATCGCGTCAACTTCGTCCGCGGCATCCGCGTCGCTAGTGCTTCGGCCGGGCAACCATATGCGTGAGCCAACAGGTAACGAGGTCTTGGTGGTGAGCTTGTGGAAGCTCACCCACTCGGCGCCGTCGGGCGTTTGCGTTAGCTTGGTGTCTTCCTCTACCCGCGCCGTAGTGGTCAGGATCGACCCATAGGTGGGGTCCCCCGCTGTGCCCACGCCTGTGACCAAGGAGTAACTGATCGTGTCCGTTAGGAGGTGGTCCATATTAGGCAAAGGACACCCGCTGGTAACTCGCGATAACGCCGCGCACGTATGCATCAAACGCAACGCCGGTGATGGCCGAAGCGTTATAGGACACGTTCCAAGACATCAGCCGCTCGGAGTTGATCGATGGGTCTCGGCCCCGCATCCGATAGATACCAGAAGCGATCCGCAACGCCGCCTCTTCGAGGTCGTATGGTAGGGTTCGCACGGGCGTCGGGACTCCGACCTGCTGTGGCGTTACCCACCCGCCGTCATAGACGACCGTATAGAGCTTGCGCTCGTAGCCGGGGAATGGGTCGCTCGTGATGTTGCCCAGCGTTGGCGTAGTCCACGACCATCCGCCGGGGCGGTAGATCAGGCCCGCGTCAAGACTGTATGTCTCATAATCCGCCGCGGGCACCGTCGTGCTGTCGAATGTGACCGAGGTGATGGAGACCAATGGGGTGCGACTCAGCGCGAGTTGGGGCGTGCCGTAACCACCGAGGTCTTCCGATATACTGGCTTCATAATAGAGCTTGCGACCGATTTGGTTCTCGAGGGTTTGCGATGCAACGTTAATGATGCGGGTGAGTTCGTTGTCCTCAGTCGCCCCACTAATGCCTAGTTGGGTCTTGAGATCCGCAAGCGTAGTCAACGCGTTGTCTGCAAGAGCAACCATCATAGGCCCTTAGGCTGCCGAGTCCCGGGGTGAGACGGGACCCGGCAACATGCTCCCAAACTAGGACGTGTGCATTGACCTAGTCACGGGAACGATTGCTTCCACGCCCAAGCCCACCGAAGCGAGACTTGGGAACGGTTTTCTTGGGTTCTGCTTTCGTGACCATGCGCTCTACAACGGGGGCTTTCATGGGCTCAGGTTGCTTGACCAAGACCGCGGGCGGTGCGTCGCCGCTCGTGATCTTGCGCGCGGTGGCTGTGTCAAAACCAGCCACCTCGCCTGAGTTCCACTTTGACCACCCGTTGCGGAATCGCACGAGCACTAGTTTGTCATCCGCCATCGGTTACCCTAGGCGGCCGGCAAAACGCGTGGGCCAGCAAGGATACATACTGCCGACCAAATGGCCGTATCAACGCTCGTGGCGCTCATGTCAGGAGTGATGTTGAAACGAATGTATCGCTTCAACGAAGACAGCTTGAGACCCAACTCAACCGCGCCGTGGAACGTGGTGGCCACGCCATCGCCCGTGTCGAGCACTGTTGCAGCCTGCAACACGACCGCCGTGTCCCAAGTTGAATCGTCAGCGCTAGTTTGATACTTGACGCCGAAGCTAATCGTTTTGGTATTGGCCAGCGTCGCAATCGACCCCAGCGCGAAAACACAAGACTCATAACCGAGACGGTCGATGGTGAGACCCGTTACCTCGACAGCGTCTTCCGTGGCGCCGGCGGTAAGGATGATAGTGTCGCCGCTCGAATCCGCCTGGGACCCGGCTTCGGATACCTTGACTTGATTGACTAGGTCAGTTTTTGGATGCAACATGACTTAAACCTTTCCTTGCAGCAAAGCTGTTACGCGCCCCATTTCACGGCTTCCATGACTGAGATGGCTTTGCCTCTTCGCTGGCAAGCGAAGTCATGGCGGGCGACGATACGTATGGGAGTCTGGTAGGTACTGATACCCGAGACTACAGAGGACCCATTGTAGTACGAGCCGTCGGGGAAAATGGCGACTTCCATTTGCTCTGACTCGCCGAGCACCAGCTCGTTGAACGCGGCCAAGTAGACTTCGGACTCAGTACCACCGCCGAGGTTCTCAGGGATTTGCGAAGTGACCTTGAACGGGAACCCATAGAGGGTTCCTGCCGCCATCTCGCCGCCCCATACCAGGTTGCTATTGGCGTCGCGCGCGGTCGTCAGATACTGATACGAGCGCGGTGAGAAGATCCATCCTGGCGCGATATCAAGGTCGACATCGTTATTCATAAGTTTGTAGACGCATTGCCCGAGGTTAGTCGTAACCCCGGCGACCGTCACCGACGAGGTGGCGTCAAACTTGTTTGAGCTGTCAACCAGGTATAGCATGCCGGTTGGCTCGTTCGAAGACCCGACCGAGCGCAACAGCGTGACATCCATCTTGCGCTTGAGCACGCGGATGAGTTGGTCGGTGATGGCCTTCTCAACCCGCGGGCCACCGTTGCGCAGCAACTGGTTTGACAGGGCCGAGAGCGCGATGAGGGTCTTGTCCTGCAACTGCAGCTGGCCAGTCGTGGGCGAACTCTCGGTCGCGTTGGCCGCTTCGCCGACATAAGCAGCAGACGAAGCTGTGTCGATGTAGGGCAATGTAAGTGAACCGTTCATGGGCAGCGTAGTTACGCCCATAGACATCACGACCGCTTTGGCCCCAAGCTCTTCGATGATTTCCATCGCGAACTCGGGAGGCAGCAAAGCGCCGCCTGCCGTCAACGATTCCATCGACATGGCCTTGGCGCGGTGGCTCTGCATCTCAACAGAGGCACCCCACGTCGCGGCGAATTCAGAATCGCCGGAATCTTCCGCCATGGAAATTGCGCGCTCAACGTTGTTTCCACTTTGATACAGATAGGTCAGACAGCGGGCCGCGCGTGCGCCCTTGACGGCCTTGGGTTTCGCCGGGTAGCTCGGCGCTGCAACGGGCGAGCCCTTGGGCTTCTCCGCGGCTTTCGCCAGTTTGTCTTCAATCATCTCCGCAAGCGCCGGGGTGAGCGCGTCGCGAAGTGCCTTGACTTGCGCCTGATATTCCTCAGGTAGTCCTTTGTCACTCACGATGATCTCCTAATCAAGCTCACCCGTAAGGGCTCGCAGTTTCTGATCTACGAGGTCCGCAAACAACTGCTTGACCTCGCCCAATACGGCTTCTTCGTCCAACAGCCAGCCCTTTGCAGCGGGGGCCAGCGCGGCTTTGTCGTCTTGCTCTTCAACCGCCGCCTCGTCGCCGCTAGCCAACAGGCTTGCGACGGCTACCTCTAGCGCCTCAAGTCGAGCCACGAGGTCGGCAACGTCGAGGCCCGCAACGGCCTCGCCTTCGTCTTCGTCCTCGGCCTCTTCGAAAATCTTTTGAAGTTCTTCGTCAGAATAGGACTTGAACTCGGGTGCCTCTTTTTCATACTCAGCATAGTGGGCAGCCAGGTGTTCGTGCACGCCTTGCCTGTCGTCTTCTGGGACGCCGCCGCCGCCGCTTAGTAGGTCCTTCATTGCCTCGGCCAGCCCGCCCCATACAAGGCGGTAGTTCTCATCGGCCTGGTGATGGGGCAGCTTGTAAGAGCCCTTGTCATCAGGGCTTTCCGCGTCGACCCATGCGGACATTGCTTTGAGGTCTTCAATGTCCGCGGCGTCGACCTCGGCCGCGAGGTCCCACTCAAAATCCTCAGGCGCCTTAGGCGTGCCAGCCGAGTGGGCCTGGCCATAACTAATGGCGGCCTTGGGAGTGAGCATCGTTCTGAGCTTGCCAATGACGGTCATGGGTTTCCTTTTCCGCGGTGGCGCCGCATACCGACGTAGCGCCTTATGGGCGATCTCCAAAGTTTCACGTGAAACATGATAGTTGCCGGTGTCGAGACTATGCTCACACCAATCGTAGATCGGGCGCATGTCAAAACCCTTGGCGTGCATAAGCGCTTGGGGGTTAGCTGGCACGGGCACCGCGGAGAACTCGAGTAGCTCCTGGCGCTTGAAGTCGAGGGCGCCGTTGCCGCGCTCGGCGTTGACGTCAAACTCTATCGGGCGAAAGCCGACAGACACAGCGCGGAGGATACCCTCGCGATACATCCGCGCAACCGTATCGCCAAACCCTAGCCCGAGGGGGTGCGGCATATCGGCGCTGGTGAACTCGGCGGTGGCCAAGAGCTTGTCGTTCTCAACCCACGCGCGCGTCGGGCGAGCGATGGGCGGTAGACTATAGTCGTGTGCCCAGAGAACCGTCCCGGCTTTTTCGAAGGACCGTAGGTCCCAACCCGCCGGGTCGATGCTGTCGTTGTCTCGGTCGACGTCGGCGGTGGAGAGTGTGAACTGAAGCTCTTGCGCCGCGCCTGTCTCAGACTTGGACACCGGTACGACGTCGCAGAAAAATGCTTTGGGTACGAGGCAGCGCTCGAGGGCTTCGGCGCTCTCGGCTAGGGATTTGAATTCGCGGACCGTTAACCGCTGCCTCATTATGGGCCTCGCATCATCAGGCCACGAGGGCACGCGGTAACGGCTTTGGGGCACTTGCCTAAAGGCCACGGTCGGATAGGTGTCCGACTATGAGAGATAGTGCCAGCTATCTAAGGGCGGGTCAAGACGCAGAAATGCCCAACCGGCACAGAGTACTGATCGGGGGAATCAACGTTACCCGACCGGGCGGGGGCCGGTCAAGGAAGTCTGCGGTTGGGCTCTTTGCACCGCGGGCAGCGGATCTCCCAGGGGCGGCTAAGCGAGATGGCGAATTGCTTTGAACAACCCGCGCACCGGGGCGCTAGGTCAAGGGAGCACCGGGCACAATAGCTTTCATGCGGAGAGCCAGAGGGGGCGCGGGTTAGCGCGCCGCTGCATTGGGGGCACGCGTTAGGTGCGTTCACTCATCGCCTCGAGGAATTCTTTTCCCTGATCGCGGAACCCCTTTTGCAAGCCCTTCTCCAAGGCCTTCTCCCAGTCGCGGAGGTCCGCGTCGAACTTCTTCCAGACGGCGGCGGCGGCCTTGCCGGCGGCGGCAGCCTCTGGGAAGGCGGCGACGATGGTGCACCGACAATTGATGTCTTGCGACGCGATGCCAAACTCACCCGGGTTCTGAGCTGAATAGCCGCCCGCGGTGAATGGTTCGCCCAAGGGGACTATCTCGCCGTCAAGGTCGAGGTGCGTGTCGCGGACTCGGTCGTCTAATGTTGCGACCCACTGTTTGAATTGGACCACACCGCTTTGGGTATAGACCTCGTGGGTAGCGTTGTTCGCCGAGCGCACGCCTTCGGTCCGCGCGATACGTTGGGCCTCGTATTTTTCTTTGTCTTTGAACACACCCGGAGGTCCTTCTTCGTCGACTCGTGAACGAACCCGACCATCCTGTCGCCCGCGAATTCGGCCAGGTGCTTTTTGATGCGCGGGTTGAGGATATTGAAGGCGCCCTCGTATCCGCCTTCCGCGTAGGTTCGCCGGGCCCAGGCCTCGTACTCATGAGCATGCACGGGCTCGGCCGCTTCCACTAGCTTGTCCGGTCGGAACTTTTCCAATAGCGGGTCGATGTCCGCCTCGGTGAAGTTCTTCGCCACGCACGGCAGCGTCAATTGCCCCTTTACGGTCTTGCTCTTGACGGCCTTGCGGGGGCTCGGCTCGGCGCTTAGGCCGAACGGAATATACTGGATATCGTCTTGCTCACCCCGGTCGGATAGACCAGAGGCACGGCGCCACTCAGCTTGCGTCACAGTATAGGGCGCGGCCGTCATGGCTTGCAACTCGAAGGCCCTGTCTTCGGGCACCGGCGAGTCGTATGTCAAAACGAGACGGTCGTCATACAACGGAACCATTTGGTTTTGCAGCTCATTGCGCAGGAACTCGAGCCGGGGCACCAACACGGTTGTCGCAAAAACGAACATGGCCGAATCTATCGTGGCTCGATTTGAGTTCTCGACAATGCCCATGACCTCGGGTGGCACGCCGTAGGTCTCATTGGTGATGTTGCGTTGCGCCTTGCGAAACTCCATTAGCTGCATATCGGCAAACGACTGAGTCAGCTCTTTGACGACAAGCTTGCCCCCGTGCCAGAAGGTTTTGTGACCTTGCCAGAAGCCGCGGTTGTCGCGCTCGAATCGTTCCTTCGCCTCTTGCAACTGTTCTTTCTTCGCCCCTTCGACGCCTATCAGTAGCTCGGGTTTGGCCCGGTTGGTAAACCAACCCTTGATAAACTTAGAGGCGTATTCGTCGCTTTCGATTTCATCCGCAAGCGCTTGCCCCGTGCCTGTTCCCCGGCCCATGGGGTCGACCAGGTTGATGTCGCGCATCCATACGACGTCTTCGCGCGGGACGTTTTTGCGCTGGCCACTTATGGACAGCTCGAACATCGGCTCGTCATCGGCGGGGATCTTGCTGACCCAATGTGGCGGTATGACCCAGTAGCCCGACGGGACACCGAGGGCGTTGCGTTCGATGACCCAGAAGACTTCGCCGGGGATGTCGAGATACAACTGTGTCAACTTGCGCGCGGTCAAGCCCGACATCATCGGGTTGGGTTTGTCCATAAGGTCAAGCAACGGATGGTCGACGACCTCTTGAAGGGCGCCGCTATCGGCCAGCCCATCCATAAGCTTGCGACGGTTGACCGATGTTGCGCGCTGTAACGCCTTGTGACTTACCGCTTTACCGCCGTTGCCGTTGACGCGCCAAAGCCGCCAAGGGGTGGCGGCGACCGAGAACGCAATCTTGGATGTGACGCGGCGAAGCTGTGGCGAATTGGCGTAGCTGGCAAGCAACTCGCTCGTGCCACGGCGTCGCGAGTTGGCGCTGCCAGTGAACGTGTAGCTAGACCCGCCGCCAGACCCCTCAAAGAGGCCTTTAGACGTAGCCCAGCCCAGCGCTCGATCGAGAATGCTTGGGGCCATAAGGAGTCTCCTTATGACGTTGTATCATCTTGAGAGCGGCGGTCAAGCCTTGGCAGTTTGCTGCTTTTGGTAGGTTGCCAGCTTGGCGGCTGCCTCTTCGGCGGCGACAGCATAGAGCGATGTGGCCTTGCCGAGGGTGACCGTTGCCATCTTCATTCGCTTCATTGCAGCTTCAAGTCCGCGGGTCGTCACGTAGCCCTTTGGCAATCCTGCTTTGCGCTTCATTTGATTCTCCTTTAGGTGCCGCGCAGGCAAAAGAGAAACGTCGGGGAACGTCGGAATACGCAAAAAGCTTTTGCCTACGCGGCGGGATTGTATACGCCCAAGTCACCGCGCAAGTCAACGGTGGCGAAGCCTTTGCCGAATGGTTTTCCAAAGCTCGGGCGTCAGCTCGGTGCCGCGCTCGACCCATATCGTGTGGACCTCGCCATCAATGGTCGCATCGATTTGTTTGAATGCGCCGTCGTTGCGAAGCGAGCCCCATGGGAAGCGGCCTGTAGCGATAGTGTCGCGATGCACATAGAGACACACGACGAGCCCCGTCTTCCAGACGATGACCCGCGGCAACATCAAACGAAAGCCCACTCCACTTCCCCTTCACCGAGGTCCGCAAACGCGATGGCAACGGCGTCTGCTAGGTCAGGACTCTTACCAAGGCGGCGTTTCATATCGGCCTTGGCTTCGATCTGGATCCTACCACGGGAGTCGGGTCGCCACCGTATATCCGCAAGCTCGGCAGCGAGGTCGTCGTCGTTTTCAATGTCTATGTCTCCAGATTCGAACCGCTCCCGTAGGGACCAAAACCACTGAGCCCGCGCGTTGACAAAGCGTTCCTTGTCTGTTGAAGAGGATCCGGCATTAGCCGCGGCGAACGCCTTGCCGGTTTCTAGCCCGCGGTCCACGACACCTGCGCCAATGCCCACCACATCGACCTTTGCGACACTCGCCCCGGTAGCGTCTAGCGCCCTGATGACGTGGCCAGTTGTCTCCATTGTGCTTGTCTTAGTGTATCGCGCTAAGACACGCACACGCGGACCGGTTCGCAACACGATGACGGTTTGGTCGTCGCCGTAGCGAGCAACGTCAACGCCGAGTTCGATGGGGTCGGTCTTGACGGGGTCTATCGTGCGCTGTTGCGCCGCCTCGATCAGGGCGAGCGGGATCAAGGTGTCCTTGCCCTCGGTCGGAAACTCAGCTTGCACGCGGCTCTTATAGAGCACGCTGCCGCGCCCCCAACGTTGGTATCTTTTCGCTACCCATTGGGGTGACACGAGTTGAGGCACTGGGAGTTCCTCGTCGCCGAGCTTGTCCTCCCACGCGCCGGTTGCGATGTCGGACTCGGTGATGTCAAACGCCGCTAGGTTGGGCGTCTCGAAGGCCGTGATGCTGAGCTTGCAGACGCCGGGCGTTTTGAAGCTCTTGGCGAACTCGCTCGCCGGGTCGGTTGGGTTGCCTATCTCGAGGCGCCGGCTGCCAACACTGGAGAGCGTGCTATCAACGGCGGTGTAGATATCCGAACTCACGCCGCTCGCCTCGTCGATGACCACCAGCATATGCTCCGCGTGCCAGCCCTGGAATTTGTCCGGGTCGTGTTCGGACGCGGTGAATCCAAGCGCGAGCCAGTCGCGGTCGATGGTGAGTTGCTGGGTTAGCGCCTTGCCGCCAAGGGGCACGCGCGCGCCAGCGTGGGCCACAGCAATTTCCTTCCACAGGATCCCGCGGACCTGGCGCGCGGTCGGGCCGGTCGTGATCACAAGCGAGCGCGGGTGACTATACAGAAACCATAATGCTACACGCGCGGCAATCCAGTCTTTGCCCGCGCCGTGGCAGCTCTTGACGGCCACCTCGGGATGGTCGCGAACCGCTTCGATGATGCGGCGTTGCGCAGCCCACGGCTCGCAACCGAGGACGTTGCGCAGAAACCAGACGGGGTCACGTCGCGCGCGGGCGGGGAGGTTGCTGGGATCTATCGTGGGCATGTTGTGATTATGACCTCGGATACTTTGCGGCGCTTGGCGGCGGATTTAGTTAGTAGCCGGTTGACCCCATACGACTCGATCCGGAACCCGTCGTATAGTTCCCGCACCTGGGGTGTGTCATGATTGCACGCGATGACGTGGCAGCCGCGGTTGGCTAGGCGCCTGAACGTATCGGCCACGCGGGCGTGGTCTCGGGAGGTGAACCCACCCTTGCGATAGTCGGCTTGCTTTGAGACATTACCCACGGGCTCGCAATATGGCGGATCAAGAAACACTAGGTCGCCCTCGGACGCGGTATAGACGCGTGAAAAGTCGCCATAGGTTAGGGTAGCGCCAACTAGTGATGTTGACGCCGCGCGGATCGCGGGGGCGTCGCAGAGGTTCCTATCGAAATAATATCCGCCGCCATGGGCATCCATCCCCGCGTAACCAGAGCTACAGCACCCCGCCCTATCAACGGCGTATTGTCCGCTAAACGCCAACTTGCTGATATAGATCATCCGAGCCCCGCGCTCGGTAACACTCCGCGGGGCAAGCCCGCCGTCATGGTCCCAACTCCGGATCTCGAAATACTCATCACGATACCCCGTGCGCTCTGATAGCCATTGGACCACGCCCTCGGCATCATCGCGCACCGCTTCCCACGCCGTCATCAAATCCGCGTTGGCATCATTCAAGTGCACTTTGCGACACGAGCATTGCCGCCGCTGGCGCCGCGTTTTGCAGTGGCAGCCGCCTAGCAGGCCCGCGCGATAAAGCGCGAAGAAGATAGCCCCGCCGCCTAGGAATGGTTCGTAGTAGTCCCCGAACGCGGGCGGTATGGCGGCCATAATGTGTTTCGAATTGCGGGCCTTGCCCCCGGCCCACCCGATAAACGGCCGCGGCAAGGGCCAGTTGAGTTCCTGCTTACGCCGCCGGACCCAAACCATGTCCCCACGGTGATCCATAACGCGGACCATATCCGGGCGGGGTGCCGCGCCGGGGTCGTTACTCGCTAGCACGAATAAGCTCGGCCCAAGACTCTGCTATCGAATCGCCATCGCGGCCACTCACCTCGAGCGCTTTCGGCGCGTCGAGGCCTAACATCTTCGCCCGCCGCTCGATAAGCGCGCGCACCTGATCTGCCGCCTTGTGCTCGCCGTTGAGAGCATAGGGCATATAGGCCTCAATCAGTGTGTCAATACGCATCAAGTCGATGATGCGCTCGCTACGCCAGTCGTCGTAGCTACCGACCTTGTCTATGGCTGATGACAAGAGAGACGATACATAATCGAGCGACGCCTCCATTTCGGCGGCGATATCCTGGGGAGAGCGCCCGTTCATGCGCCCCTCGAGGACAGCGAACTCGTCGTGTGTCAGGTCGCCATCTTGCGGGTCGTCTGCCATTGCTGACAAGTATACTCTATATAGCGCTTTGTCCACTAGCTGTGGCGGGGCGCGGGCTAGGTGTTGGTGATGATGACCTCGGATACTTTGCGGCGTTTCGCGGCGTTGCTGGTCATCTTCCTGTGGACCCCATACGACTCGATCCGAAACCCACGGTACAGCTCGCGCACCTGGGGTGTGTCATGATTGCAGGCGATGACGTGGCAGCCGCGGGTGGCTAGGCGCCTGAATGTATCGGCTACCCGGGCGTGGGCGGTGAAACCGCCGCAGCGATACGACTCTTGCCCATGATGGTTGCCCGTAGGCTCACAGTAGGGCGGATCAAGAAACACTAGGTCGTTTTCGCCCGCGGTATATGTGACCCGGGTGAAGTCTCCAAAGCTCAAGTTGACGCCGGCCAGCGATGCTGACGCCGCGTGAATTGCTGGGGAGTCGCAGTAGGTGCGGGTATAGGACTCTTTGCCCTTGTATTGAAAACACATCCCCCCATAGGCAGGATGGGCCTGCCCCGCCCCATTTACCCGGTAGCTCCCACCAAACGCTAGCTTTGTCAGGTATATCATCCGAGCCCCGCGCTCGGTCACGCTCCGCGACCTAAAGCCAGCGTCCCTATCCCACGCCCGGACGCCAAGATACTCATCACGATACCCCGTGCGCTCGGATAGCCATTGCACCACGCCGCTAGCATCGTCGCGAACCGCTTCCCACGCCGTCATTAGGTCCGCATTGGCGTCGTTCAAATGCACCTTGCGACACTCACACGTGCGCCTTTGGCGCCGCGTTTTGCAGTGGCAGCCGCCTAGCAGGCCCGCGCGGTGGAGTGCGTAGTAAATAGCGCCGCCGCCTAGGAATGGTTCATAGTAGTCTCGAAACGTCGTGGGCACCGCGGCAAGAATGTGCTTCGAGTTGCGCGCCTTGCCCCCCATCCATTGGAGAAACGGCCGCGGCAAGGGCGCCCTCGAAAGCCCCGCCTTACGCGCCCACAAAAACTCCCCCTTGTGATCCATAACGCGGACCATATCCGGGCGCGGGGGCTTGTCGTCACTCATGACTATTGTCAAGATACAGTCTACTTGCCACGCTTACGGAGCATGGGCGCGGCCACGCGGTGCATTTGCTTGGGCAACTCCCGTAGATCTGGATACCCCAACCCCAGCATGTCGGCGCGTTGCTTGATCAGGTTGATCACTTGTCGCGTACTGTCCGCGTAGCCTTTCATCGCATCCGGCCAGTGCGCCGCAATCAGCGTGTCGATGCGCACGATGTCGAGCATCTGCTGACGCCGGCGGTCGTGCGATGCAATGAGCTTGTCAAGGGCTGCGTCAACCAGCTGTCGCGCGCGGTAGGGGGTTATCTCCATTTGCTGTGAGACGTGGAGGGGCGTCGCATAAGTCTGATAATGGAACAGAGCGAGTTCTTCGTCCCGAGTCAGGACGCCCGCAGCCGGCGGCTGCAGCCTGGCAAGGGCCCTATCGTTCACTTCGTTTTCACCGCTTCCACACAACACCCGAAGCGTTCAAACGCACGGGCGAAGCCGCGCTTGTTTGTTCCATGATAGCACAGGATTTGCGCAAAGCGGGGGCGGTCGTGACTCTCCGTCGTGCGCCAGTTCCGGAGCCGGCCCTTGAGAATGCAAAGCGCACTCGAGACTCCCAGGAGACGATGGAACCACGCGGTCTCGGTCGACGCGTTGACTAGCACGATGGCTTGCGTGCAATGCTCGGCGGCTATCTCGCGACAGTATTTGTCCACAAACTTATCCACAAGCCCGCGGCCGTAGGGCGGGTTAAGCCACACGTTGCCGCGCCACTCGTGCAAGAGCCCGTCGTCTTGCTCTGTGTAATAAGTGCCCGCGCGGACTACGGCCTGCGCTGCCTTGCAAGACGCGGGGTCGGTGTCGATAGACCCGAGCGCGGCGCGGGCTGCCTCGATGATGCCGGTGGGCGTGTACCATTCTGCGGACGTCATCTTGCTCCTTTGGGTGGCGGGCAACCGAGAGCCCTATTGGTTAGTAGGGTGCGGTGCATCTCCGCTGGCTACGGTTGCCCACCATTGGTCTTGCTCTTGAGATGTAGCGTTTTGCCGCAGAATGGGCAATAGGCCGCGGGGGTGTATCCTACGCCGTCGTCTCCAATGTGTCGAGTTGGCACACGTAGATACCAACCGCTCGCGAGTCGCACAATGGACGTTTGCTCAGTCGCCCGCGGGCAGCACTTGGGGCGCTCGGGTCGCATGTCATAGCGGGCGGTGTCGGTCATGGGTGTTTGCCCTTGGCGAACCATTCTCCCGAAACCCACTCGCCGCCAGCCCATCTGCCGTCAAGCCATTCTCCCGACTCCCACGTGCCCGCCACAAAACTGCCTTGATACCAGACACCATCCGCCCACCGGCCAGAGAGCCACCGCCCGTTATACCAATGTACAAACCCATTGATGATCTCGACATCCGCATCTTGCGTCTCGGCGTCCAGCAACCATTGTGGCCAGTCGCTACGATCCGCCGTGGGCCCGGGTTTGGTCCGCGTTATGATCCACCCATGGTCGGACCCCGGAACATCTCGGCGATAGCCCGGGTAGCAACGGTCGCTGAGAAGGGAGCACCCCTTGATCCTTTCGGCCAGGCAAGCGCACTCATAGGTGCCGTCACTATATTGTGAGCATATCCCGTCATAGCCGCCCGCGACTAACGCGGCGATCACGATATCGTGAATAGAGCCGTTGGATTTATCAGTCATCATTACCCCATCCTGCTATCGTCATGGTCGCGGTATGCCCAAAGCCAGGCAGCCAGCGTCGCAGCGGTGGCGAACCCAAAGCAAAACATTGCGAAGTTCATGCGGTGCCCCCGCCGACACACTCCATTGCATTGGCCACACGCAAGCAACTCTCACGCAAGGCCGGCGTCATTGCTTCCCAGATACCGTGCAGTGACTTGATACGGAGGGGCAGATTATTGAGCCGCATGTCTACTATGTGTCGCGCAAGCGTGATCCACCCGATCACCTTTTTCGCATCGGCCGGGGGCATGGCCTCGACCATCTTGCGAGGGACAGGCGGGATGGCCCGTAGCCCGCTCGCCGTGAATTCGTCCATTGCCGTCTGCGCCTCATCTTCGCGACACATCATCTCGACAGAAGCGTCCCATGCGCGGGTCACCTCTAAGGCTATCGCCAATTGTTGCACCGGCGTTGCCGTGCGAAGCTCCCCTAACAACCGCACCATGCGCGGTGACGCTAGGTTGCCTGGCAAGACCGCTGTGTCTCTATTCGAGTCGTTGGGTTTATCGGTCATCGCCGGCCCCCGCCCGCGAAGCCGTATCCTCATCTATCGCCTCGGCCAGAGTTGTGGCCACCTCTTTTGCAGCGTCAGACATTACCGCCCACCGCTGGCCAACCACCCGCGCCCGCGACATTGCCCCGGGGCCCTGCTTTGTGTTTGTGGTCTGACTCCAGACGCTCATTATCCACAACGAAACAGCTATGGCGTCCTCCCCTCCAAGAGCCCCTATGGTCTCACGACCCTCGGGGGGCATATGCGCTATGACGTATAGAGCCATCTCGTCGCGCGTCATCTGTCTGATCTCGTCGCGTGTTCGTTGATCCATCTTCGCCCCCTTCACCGGCCCGTAGTACAATGACACCCCTGGCATAGTCACATGCATGCGCGGCCTTGCTGTTGGATAATCGATTCGATGTCTATCGCGAGCACCGCGGACGCGCGGCACTCATCACTATGCCAGCCGCTTTGGTGGCACGACGGGCAAAGCCCATCGTCTAGTGCCTCGGCTAACAAGAGCCGTTGCCATAGCGCTCGCTCGCGCCCATGGGGTAGGGCCCATAGCCACTCCCTATCGCAACTCAACACACGCAACTCACGGGCGAGGTCTTCACTGTGGACTTCCCATTCCCACGTTTTGCTTATGCGTGTGCGCGCCCCTGGGGTCATGGCGCGTTCTACCGCGGGGGATCTCTGACGTCAAGTGGCGGTTGACAATTGTTGCCGCGGGGGCTACAAGGGGCGGGCCGGCTCGCCCCTGTGGTTTCGCATACCTCCCCAAGCGGGGGTGGGTTGGTGCTACACCTTAGTGATCCGCAGCGCCGAATCCAGATCTACCGCAGCAACCGCGGCCGCGCTGCATGCGTCATTGTGCCAGTCAGTCTGTTTGCACCATGGGCACCGCCGCTCGGCGAGGCCAGCTAACAGGGCGGCGCGCAACTGCATAGCCGTCACCCTATCCCAAGGTTGACTAATCGTATCGCCTAGGTGGTAGCCCGCTTTGCGCAACTCGGCGGATACCATACGGCAATGGGCTGCCCACTCATCTTCGCGACTCGCCATTGCGCCCTTGGCCATAGCCTGTTGTATAGCCGTTTGCTACAGGCGTCAAGTGCGGGTTGACAAGCGGGGGCGCGGGCGGTAGGTTGGCGCGCCCGCGGTTTACTTTTTGTTGTGGCTCGAAAAACAGTACATCGTGCCGCGGGTTGGCTGCCCCTTACGTTGTGGTTAGGGGCAGCCGTTTTAGCCCAACAGCAAAAGACCTGTTTCAGGTTTCTCTCCTAACGATTTCGGTCCGGCTCCTGTGACGCACAGGGGGCATCATGAAACGAACGTTTTCGGTTTCGCTCTTGATGATTGAAGATGTCTCTCTTGAGCATACAAGAGACCATCCTCAAAGATTCGTTTCAGGTTTCTCTCCTAACGATTTCGGTCCGGCTCCCGTGACACACAAAAAGTCATCCTCAAAGATTTGTTTCAAGATTATCTCTTGATGATTTCGGTCCGGCCCTTAAAGGACACAAGAGACCATCCTCAAAGATTCGTTTTCGGTTTCTCTCTTAACGTTTTGAGATGTCTCTCTTGAGTGTACAAGGCCCATCACGAAAGATTCGTTTCAAGATCCGCTCCTAACGATTTCAGTTCGGCCCCTTGTGCCCCACAAAGCCCATCATAAAACGAACGTTTTCGGTCCCGTTTTTGTGTAGCACTCTGACCCAAACTCATATCAACCGAGGGATAACTGGTATCGGCCCCGTTCAGGTGGGGAAGTGTAGGCAATTGTATTAGTTGGTGGTACGCATGTGCCGCCGTCGTACACATTTTGCAACGGACGGTTGCACGGCGTATATTGCGCGTAGCACACGAGGGTTAGATGGGCACGAATGTATTCCATTGAAGCACATGCGGCGGGCAATGTATCCGAGTTATTATTCTGCCACGTCGACGCGGTGCGTCACGGGGGTGGCGGCGAGCGGTTGCTCGGCCGGCAGGCCGTCAAGACATCTAGGCGCACACACGGACCCGCCCGGCACTTGACCCCGCCCGCAATCGCTACGGCGCGTGACGGGGCTGCCAGGGGCTCACAGGCCCCAACCGAGGGACTCGAGCCAGGCGATTGCATCGTCGGCGCCGTGGCACACGCGGGCTGCCCAGCCGCGGCGCTCGAGGTCCTCGAGCCAGCAGAGTTGGAGTAGGGATGCCTTGCTGCCTTTGCGGCGCTTAAGCTCGATAGCCACCCCTACATATTGGGGGCAGGATGGGGGTGCGTCGAAAACAAGCAAGTCCGGGAACCCGGGTTTGAGCCCGATCCTCTTGAGTTTGGCCTGGGTAATGGCTCGCTGGCTGGCCTCCCCTACGCCCCCGCTCTGGTTAGGGACATGAGCATATAAGAGGCCATGGCAGGTCATCCAATCGCACAGCATTTTCTGCTCTTGATTTTCTGTTCTGCAAGGGAATGCGGGCTTCTTTGTTGGCATTTTGCGACCTCCTTTGCTGGGGTTTCTGGGATAGTGGTTGTGTTGCCACTGTGGGTAGCTTGTGGCGCCGAGTAGCCACCCATGTAGGCACCACTGAACATTTGTTCTTTCTCAATGATATTACTTACTTACTTACTTACTTACTTACTTACTTACTATTTGTAACCACTTCACACACACACACATATATAGAATATAGGGGTATATTGAGTATATTCTTTGTTCAGTATAGGAAGAAGCGCGGATAACTTGTTCAGGTGAATAAGCCCTATGTCCTGTGTATTCAAAGGTAGGATATGCACGGTGTCCTGTTTAGGCGTCAACAAGAATAGAGTATAAATAGGGGGGGTGTGCGCGGGGGGAAAGTGATAACAGATGACAAAAGTCTCGGAGCCTACGAAATCATCACCGATTCCACAGACTTGTGCTGTAACACTTTGATTCCGTTGGTGGACACATGGTGTATACATTCTATAAGGTCGGTTACAAATCCCTTAAGTTAAGCGCGGCTTGCACTTTATCGGTTAAGAAATACACCATATTATTGACTTCCTCTCCTGTCCTCACTGCCATGGTTGTCCGCCCTTTGCCGGTTAGTAAAACGCCAGATTCTTTAAACTGACGCCGCGTAGCCCGCGCCTGAAACCCGTTTTTCTCTAATAACAAATTCAGGTCAGTCGTGAAAAACGCGTATCCGTTGCGTCCCGTCCCCTGCATTTTCTTGCCTACGCACGAACCCCAGGGTGGCCGCCTATCCTCTTCAATCCCACCTATGAAGCTCGTCTTGTGTCCCATTATGAAGTCCCACACAAGGCCCAGGGCGTCACTGTTTTTTTTCGTAGCGCTGTCCGCCTCGAGAATTTGGTCAAGCATATCGGGTATCGGCGAGATGAAATTTCCCAGCTCCCCCATAGACTCGTGCATCAACCTGCCAGCCATTTCGATCGCCGCGGTGTGTCCGCAGAATCGATGCGCCACGGGCCCCGCGCCACGGTCCTCGAGTGTAATTTGATGGCGGTTGACGCACTCCTCATATTGCTGTCTCCACTCTGACCACCGCGCTTCATTTTCGACGATATACCGAATGTATCGGGTCCCGCCGTGGCCGTGGTGCACCGCGAGCTTGTTGGCCAGCGCCTCGACCTGGGCCCCCTTCCAGTCGCCAAACGGTTTGCCCCAAAACGACAACGTCCGAGCGGCACACCCCGCGTGGGTATTGTCGTCAACGAGCCTATGCTCGCCGGTGCTGATTACAATTGTGCGCCAGGTTTTGGTGGCCACAAGGCCCTTGGAACTACTGCGAGAATCATCCCGGCCCTCGGTCAAGGAGTAGATAATCGAAGGCACGATCGATTTCCCCCTACTGGAACGGGCTAATTTCGTGTCGTCCAGTAGGGTTGGGTAGTCGCAGCGGTGATGGGCTATTCCTGAGAGGCTGGCCCTTGTGGAGCCCCAGGCCAAAATGAACCCGTCCCGCGTTGACGGGCCACCGAAAAGCGAAGCGCACGCGCCGAGTAGTACCGTCTTGCCAACGCTCGTCGGGCCCGCAATTTCAACCGCAAAAGAGGATATCCCCAAGGGCAACAATAGCGGGGCCACGGCAGACGCGTAGAAAACCGTCATGGCGATAGGGCACTCCATCATATCGCGAATAGCGAGCGCCCATTCCGTTCTGTCGCCCGCGGCTTGGATGCCGCGGTATACCTCGGCTATACCGTCCGTCTCGGCCCAAAGTTCGATCGGGTCCAGGGGCTCCGAATCCCTATCCCAACAGATGGCTTGATCTGGCGTTAGGAAGCACGCCTGTTCGCCGCCGGGGAACTTCCGTGGCTGTTGCCAGCCCATGACGTCGTTGACGGCCCGCTGCACCCCGCCCTTGATCTCAATATTGGTCAGGCTATAATCGGCGAGATAGGCAGCCAACGCCCGCGCGTTGTCACCCGACACCGGTAGCCCGGATCGGCCTAAGTTCAACAATCTCCTAGGATCCAGAACAACGTCCCGTGGCGCTATAACCGTGTGCCACTTGCCCGCCGACCGCCAGGCTACCTCAAACATTTTGACGCCCGTCCGCTCGTGGGAGATCCAACTAGTCACCACAATAGGCCGCCGGCAAACAAGTACATCGGCCCCCTTCACCCGCGTCTTGAAGATCCACGTCTCTCCTGTAACGTCCGCTCTAACCACATACTCAAGCGGCAGGGTGTGGCTCTCAGGCACGGGGGCCTGCAACACGATCCTCGCGGACGGGCCTGTGGTGGGCTCTTGCGCTTCTC